CCTTGTAGTCGCATCAAGGTTTACAACGCCGGGCTACTTCGCCACCGCGCGGCCTTGCCGCCTTGACGACCCATGACCCAGCTGTCCCATCCGCTTGCCTTGGCGCTGTGCGCCGCCCTCCTGTCCGCCGTAGCCCCGGCCAGCCGAAAGGCTCACACAGAGGGTAGCGTTGCTCCGTATCTCGCTCCGCTGATGGTCATCACCTACCTATGCCGCCTGCGCGGTATTGAGGCTGTCACGCTGACAGATGCGAACAACACCGAGGTTGGCAGTGTTTGCAAACGGCGCAAGGGCAGCAAGGACAATGTGACCGAATGGAATGATGATCTACGCCTTTCGTGGAATGTCCTGGATGGACTTCGCAAGGAGGCGATGGAACGCCACAAAAGGCCAGTGCAATTGCAGCCCGATAAGCGCCCACTAGTGGTAAGCCAGAAGGGCTTGCCGCTGACCAAATCCGGACTTGATTCCGCTTGGCAGCGGCTAATGGATTTGGCTACTAGCGGGGAGGATCCACTGTTGAAGCCGGGGGAGGAATTCACCCTGCACGGCCTCAAGCATCGCGGCATCACTGACAGTGAGAAGCCGGAGGACGGCGGCCACAAGAGTGCAGCCATGCGAGATCGATACGACCATCGATTGCCGGTCGTGAAACCTGCGTCGCTCCCTGACTTTTCAGGATCGTTTTCAGGACGAAAAGAAAAAGGCGCCATTGATGGCGCCTAAGTCGTTGATGCAATTGGTGGGCCGTGAAGGATTCGAACCTTCGACCAAAAGATTAAAAGTCGGCCTTACTATGCCCAAAAATCAATGACTTGCATTTAATTAATTTCTGGAACCGGCCCGACCAAACCGTTGCGCAGCAAGTTGAGGGGGTCGAGTTTTCCGGAAGCGAATCAGTCAAACACGCGGGTACTGGCCCATGCTCCGACGCAGCCGCCCCTTCCACGGATCTTTCGCCCTGGACTTGTTCTCCGCTGGCGGCCGGATCGGCTCCAGTGCGGCCATCACCCGGGCCGACGCGGCCGCCGCCGCCTCGTCCAGCCGCTGGGCCTGCTGCAGCTGCTCCCGGGTCGGCGGCAGTCCGGGCAGTGGCGGCGGCGGCTGGATCGGAGTGCTATCGGTCAGCCGGGCGACGGCCTCGCGCAGAGGCAGGTCGGGATACAGCCTGGCGGCGCACCACCGTTCGCCGTAGCGCTTTGCCTGCCGGACGTTGGCGGCCCGTACTTCCTTCACGTCCCAGAACTTCTGGCCTTCCATCCATAACCGGACTCCTGGACCGCCACCGGGCGTAACGCTGGCCGTTTCGCGGCCGTTGTACCAGAGCGCCCAGCGCTCACCGGTCTGGACCCAGCCAGAGGGGATCGGAGCGGTGCGGAAGCCGTGGGAGGAATGCATGGCCGGAAGGATACGGCTCCGCGTCTCAAGGGCTGAGAAAGCTACCTTAACGTTTCAGGCGCAGCCAAACGCTCGAACTTTCGTCGCAGCCACTTGCCCTTTCGACCCAGCCGTTTGGCCGCAAGAGCTATGGCGTCCGCTCCGAAGTTCTCGATCGCAACCAGCAACCCAAGCATCTCCGCATACAACTTCACCGCATGCTCTGGGTCATCCGCAGAGACCATGCATCTGGGACTATCGAAATCGTACTCAAACAGGCGATCCAGGTCAGCTTTCAGGCCGTCGACGGCAATCACAAAGCACGTCACCAGCCCAGTTAGCTCACCGTCCCCCAAGGTCCCTTGTGCGAGAGCAGCTCGGCACGAAGGGATCGTATCCTTCGGCAACAGAATGGTGAGCCGCACAACCCTTCCATGCATGGCCTGCTCTATGCAGTCTTCGATGTCCTTTGCCCAGCCTCGCGCCCGCGCGATATCGATCCCAGCCACGATCTCTGCTCCGACGGACAACATTGCCGCCCTACTTACCCGTCGATTTCTAAGCATCTCCTGCCCAGTGGTCGCTGCGAACGTTATCGCGCCGCCAACCAGTGTTGAGATGATGACCTTCCAATCGAGATCCATGCATTTCCCCCCTTGGCCGCGAGGGATAGTCTCACATGGCGAAGCCAGGCCAGCCTATTCGGCAGGGCGCCGCGTCCAGGCACCCCGCCATAGTCTCAGCTTGCGCGATTGGACTTCGCTACGGTGCGGCTCCCCTCGCCCTCTGGACTAGAAATGAGCGACGAAACCTTAGTGAACGGCAGATTTGTTGGCGACGACGCTGCGTCAACACTGACCCTTACGGTGGCCGGCGACGTTCAAGTGACCGTGATTCTGAACAAGCCCGGAAATCAAGGCAGCCAGCGTGAGATCCGACGCGAGGCAGCGATCAAGGCCATCGAACTGCTGCTGTTCGAAGTGAATCGCGGACCCGTTTGACCGTGGATAGGCGGCGCTTTCCGCCCGGCCAGGAAATGATGGACTTGGGCATGGGTTCTCAGTATCTGCGATAGGAGGAGCCGACGATCCCGTCGCTCTCGCGAGGGCGACGGGCCCACGGCCAATGCCAGGTGCTGAGATCACCTGTGTTGCGGCGCTGCCTGGATGCTTGCCGGCATCTGGCAGCGCCCTGTTTCGTCAGACGGTCAGTTCATAGAGCGGCAGGTTCGGAGCAGCATCCATCAACCTGCCACCCCGGACCCAGACGTTGTACGGAACCGTAAGCTGCAGCTGCCCAAAGGCGCGCATCTGCACCCCGTCGTAGGTAGTCAAGCTGCTGGTGCCATCAGAGTTGTGCGCGGTGACGGTAGCGATCAGCCGCGGGCTGCCGCCAACCAGATCGCCGAATTGATCCCACAGGTCAGTCCGCATCGGTGTAGTGCCTCTCCAGGGTTGCTGTCTGCTCAATCACCACCGCCCGGTCGTCGGCAGACACCTCGATCCGCAGCGACTCGCACTGGCCGTGCCACGTGCCATCAGCACCGACCACCTCCACCAAGTCCAGCGGCAGCAGCAGCCCAACCTCCCCAGCCTTGAGTGGCTTCGCGAACAATGGCACCGTCAGGTCGACGGCAGCCTGCTCTCCGCGATCGCACAGGATGTTCCTGCCCCGCTCCGCGCCGGCTGCCGGCACGGTGATCAAGGGGCTGCTGACCTGCTGGGCGTAAAGGCGCCCCTCCTCTCCCGACTTGCGCACCTTGCACGTGACTCCCTTCCCTGCCAGTTCCCCCGTCACCACCACCGCGTCGTACAACGGCGCGCTGCGCATCTGCAGGCTTTCAGTCAGCACAATGTCCTCCTGCAGTACGTGATCCGGCTGCGTGGTGCGCCAATCCCACGGACTGGCCGGATAGGCAGCCCGCACGCGCATGGCGAGCGCGGCGGGGTCCGACTGGACGACACCCCCACTCGCTTCTGCAAGCGCGCTGATGGCATCCAGCGGCGTGCTGGCGTCGTAGAACCAAGCGCCTGCCGGCACGTTCCAGTCGACGGTGTCGTACGTGCTGGTGAAGCCGGTATCTGCCAGCTCCTCTGCCACCAGCTGCGCCATGCTCCGCTCTTCCGTGGTGGCCTTGACCCGAGCCGGCGCGTACGGCGCTGCCAGGAGAGCGGTACGGGAACGACCGCTCAAGCGAACACCTCCGCCATTGAACTCCCTCTGCTTCTGGAAGCTCTCGATGATTCCCGTCCAGACGTAGCCATTGAGATTGACCTCGAACTGCCTGGGCCCTGCGGCGGTGGGCTTCAGCAGCGCGAGCTGCTGCGGATCTGCCAGCTCGATATCGAACGTCCACCCCCACGTGCCGCGACTGGCACCAAGCGAGATCCGGGTCACCTCGATGGGGACGCGATCAGGGAGGCGGACAAGAGATACGGTGTTGATCACGACATAGGTCCTGCGTTGAGGGCGCACCACATAGCAAGCGGCGACACCGAGATTCAGGGGGGCAAGGCCTGGGAGACCGACTACCGGGCACCCAAGATTCAAAGCGACCCGATCCCCTTGCGGGAATGGATTCTCCGGCTCCGGATCTGGCCCGGGACCGGGCTTGGGGCGCACGCCCCAAGGAATGCCCTTAGCGGAACCCCATGGCAGTCGAGCATGCCGGTCCACCAGCTTCGGGTGCCTCCACCTGGCAGACAGACGGGCCGTGAATGCCGGGGTACTCGCACGCCATGCCAAACCGGTAGCAGTGATAGCCCGGGCAAGAAAACGCCATGCAACAGTGGCACAGGCTGACGCAGTGCCAGACGCCTGGAGCCACCGCAACCGCAACTGCAGCCGCGCCAGCCCGAGGGAGCCCCACCCTAAAGTGCAGGCCGCCCCAGTCGATCCCATTGCATCTCGCCAAACCAACTCGCGGCTTTCCCGTAGCCAGGGCGAAAGGTCCCAGGCCAGCGTCGATGACTGCCGAATAGGCAATGAATTGCCCCATGACACATCCACAGTGGGAGCAACCGACGCCGCTTGCCCCCAACCAACACGCGCCCCCCGACGAAGATTGTCAGCCGAAGCCCAGTAAGTAGAAGCGGAAACCCGGAGACCACGGACAACCGGCTCTGGTGCATCGTCATCCCACTCGACACCGAGGTTCAGACTGACAGCTCGACCGATCTGGAACTTCAGGGGGCCAAGGTTGAGCCCGACGGAGCGGCCGGACCAGTCCGAATCAGGCTCAGCCATCGACGAAGGGCCTTGCCCAATCCTGCAGTGCGCCATTGTGCTGCCCACGATCATCCAGCCCAATCACCAGGTAGTCCCGCCGGGGATCGAGACCACTCACCCTCCATGTTCCGTCTACCTTAGATCGAGTCGTCGCAACAACCATGAGAGATCGCCTGTCGATCACCACAACCCGCCCCGCTGCCGGCGAGTTCATGATGCGAAACCTGCCATCGCGATCAGGATGCTCCTCGGTCGGCGCTTCGCCAGCAAGATAGCCGCGTCCGGCAATTGCATACATTGGCGCCAGCCCAAATCGACTGACCCTCAGCGCATTGCTCACCACCACCCACCCCCTTCCAGAAACAGAAGCTGGCCGATGTAGTCACCGCTGAGAGAACCAGATGCGAATGCACTCGCATAGTTCACCGGCAGCAAACTGCCTGCAGCGGCAAGGTCCGGGGGAGCGACCTCAGGGACAAGATCGGCAAAAGGCCTCACATGCACCGGAAGAAGCAAGCCCGGCAACTCACCTCGAGGACGTGCATTTCCCTCCATAACCACAACCGGCATGTACAACAGGCCCTGCGTGACTGGGTTCGGATATACGGACACCCTGGACGCAACCGTGTTCCAAGGGCGGCTCACTGAGGCACGGTCACCGCCAAACAAGAATGCAGGCGCAGACTGGAACGAGGAATCGAACGAACTCGGCAAATAGAGCGCCGGACGATTTGAATCAACCGATGTCAGAGTATTGCCCGTGGAGAAGATCCATCCATCAAAGTTCTCGGCACCAGTGTATGTCGCCAAGCCGTTAATGCAGACACACCATGCCTGCGAATCGCCAGGCTTGTACGATTTGAAGTCGCCAAAGAAGTACGGCGCACGCTGATCGACTGGGTTCGCTGGGCCCGGGTTGATGAAAAGGTAAAAGGATCGCGAGTCGGCAATGATGACCCAGCGTACAGAGGAGCCAGACAATTCTCTCGACTTTGCAACCACACTCCCATTAGCAGCTTGACTCGGATGGGGAGTGGGGCTGTCTCCATCACCAAATGAGCGGAGAACGTCGTAACCGCGCACTATCGCAAACCGCGCAGTACCTACCTGTGCCGAGTCATCCACATCCAAGTAGAAGCCTGTACCGGCAGCAGGATCGTTCCGATAAGCTCGCCGGTTCACAGCCACCAGCTCACGCGTCCATCCCGCACCCGGCTTTGCTGCTGCACCAACTCCATAACCATCAACGAGAACTGCGTCCAACAACGCAGTGAGGCTACCAACCTGTCCGCTCAGCTGGGGCGCGCCCGCGTCAGTACTCTTGTAAACCACAGGTAAAATTGACACCGAACTCTCCTTAGATATTGCCGACAACCTGCAGACGGGTAGAGTCGTTCGCGCCCTCAGGGGTACCCGGCAAGGTCGTGCGAATCATCCACACTGGAGCCAGACCGCCCACGGTGTTGAACCGCACCACATTATTGGTCGACCAACCGCCGCCCCAACCCTCTTTCCGCATGCGGAAGTAAGGCTGCCCTGTGCGTGGATTCACCGGCGCAAGATCAGACGTTGTGTTGCCTGAAGCGATCACGCCCACCGTCTCACCGATCAGCTCGAACTGCGTCGCGGATGTGAACCGCACAGCCCAACGCTCAGTGATTGCGTCCGCATTGGTCACCACCAGCGGATAGTCGGTGTCGTTGTAGGTACCAGGGGCCACGCTGCCGGAGGGCGCATCGGCCCATACGTTTGACCAGGCGGCCTGATCAAACAGGTTCACCACGCGCGCCTGCAGATCCAGCGAGCCATTCGCCTCGCCCAGGCGCAGGGCGGTACTGATCATCGCCTCGCCCACTGGATAGTCATGGGTCAGGCCTGTGTTGATCTCAATCTCGCCCGTGATCTGCGGCTGCACCACCAGCCGCCGATCCTCAACGCGCTCGCTGATCGTGATGGGCAGCGTGTAGGCAGAAAGGTTCAGCGGATCACTGAACTTCAGCGTGCCCACGTCCAGGTCAGCCACGAACCACGCCGCATCCACCGGCGCGCCCAGCGAGTCGCGAACCTCGATGGCCGCCACCCGCCCACGGCCAAAGGAAACGGTCTGGTTCGCCTGGGGCGAGGCCACCACATGCTTGGCGGTGTGGTGGATCAAGACCGTCTGCCCGGGCTTGAAGGCCGGGGCGCGCCCATCGCTCGGGAGCCGCACCGACGACAGGCCGATGACGACCTCCGACAGCGGAATCGAGCGATAGACGACCGCCCCCATGTAGATGGAGCCGGCCAGCACCAGCGCCGGGCGCCAGATCCGGTCGCCCTCCACCAGGTCTGGATCGAACCAGGGCTGGCCCTCATTGCCAGCCACCGGCACCAACTGGCCGAACTGCACCTTGGCGACGCCACTCTCCCAGTCCACGGTGCCGCGGATCTGCGCACCGGAGATCACGCCATTGATGTCAGCGGTCGCAGTGAGCATCTCGCCATCGAGGCGGTTGGCTCGTAGCGTGAACATGCCCGGTCGCAGCGGCGAGCCCGGCGCCCGGAAGAAGCTGTTGGCCACGCCAGGGTCAGTAATGCGCGTCAGCAAGGACTGGATCTGCACGCTGTTAGCGCCACCGGCCAGCCATTGGGTCAAGCTCACCACGCCAGCGGTGTAATCGATGGTGCCAGCGTAGACACCCGCGCCGGTCAGAGGATCGACCGTGTGGTAGAGCCCGCCACTGCGGTCCACGTAGGTCCGGCCACGGAAGCTGAACCTGACGCTGCCAGGCACGATGCTATCGCTGATGGTCGGCGTCAGTTGCAGGGACACCGGCGGCAGTGGCAACGACTCCTCGGCAGATTCCGTGCCAGCACCAGCCAGCGTCCAGCCAACCGAGACTAGCGTACCTGCGGAGAACTGTGCCAGCACGTCCACGCGGCCATAGCCCACCACCTTCAACCGCCCCGAGCGCAGCTCGTACTGCGGGTACGACACCTGGCGAACCATGAACTTCCCAGCCTGCAGGCTCACCGCGCCGGTGCTGTAATTGATGGCCCCCAGCGCGGTGGTGGCGGCAGTGTCGCCCACCGACACCGCCACCAGGTTGCCGTTGCCGTCGTCCTTGGCGATGACGCGCATTGGCTGTGGCGCGGAAGCCAGATCGTAGGCATCCCGCATAACGGTGATTACCCAGTCCAACATCACCGAGCCTGGCTTGACCGGCCCCTGAGGCAGCGTGAATGAGACCAAGCCGTTTCCATCCGGTACCGGCTGCGGCGCGGCGTGAAGCGGCTCACCCCAGTCGTAGATGACCGCCACCTGGCTATTGGCGTCTGGCAGCGTCTCCAGCTGCAGCAGGCACTCGCCCGTTGCATAAGCGACCGAGCCGCGAAGCTGACCAGCGATGAGCAGGCCACCGACGCCATTGTCCACCACGTTCACATCTGCGCCGCCCACCCGCACCGTCAGGTGCACGGTCCCGGGCGCAGCGCCGGGATTCCCCAGCATGAACCGCAATGCAGGCGGCTTGATGTTGGTATCGCCTGCACGGGCCTCGGCAATGATCGATGTGCCCCACGCGCTGATGATGCTGCTGTCCAGGTCGGGCAGCGCCCCTGTGGTCAGCACCAGTGAGCCGGTCATGTAGTTGATGGTCCCGCTGCCCTGCCCGGGCTTGCCAACGAGCTGGCCGCGACCGTTGTCCGTCAGGCGGTACCAGCGTCCGAGCGCGCGATAGTCCACCACGACAGTGCCCGGCGCCGGCAGCGGCTCCAACTGGGCCAGCCAGACCATGCCCTGGTTGTTCTGCGTCACCGCGATCTCATCAGTGAAGCCTTGCATGGGAATGGTGCCAGCGGGCGTGGCAGTGATGCTGACGCTGGTGCTGCCCGCACCGGTGGAATGAACCAACGACACAGCGCCGGTCTGGTAGTCCACGGTACCTGCCCAGGGCGTGACCGCTGCAGATGCCAGGCCACCGGTGCCGTCATCCGATAGCTCGATGCTACCCACCAGCACCTTCACGCTGCCGACAGCCATGCCGGTGCCCAGGAAACGAGTGACGGAAATGCCGGCCACGAACGCGCTGGTGAAGCTAAGGGCCAGGCTATTGACCGGCCCCGAGGGGACGTGGCTCAACGTCCCCATGCCAGCAAGAACGTCGCTCACGGCGGTTTCAGCGGTGGACGTGGGAACGATAGGCACATAGGGCGAGTCGATCTGCACGGACAGGTCACCGGGTTTCCCGGCAGCCGTGAGGCGCTTCACGCTGTGGTAGCTGGTGGCATCAACTACATTGGTTTCATATACCCGGGTGGCCGGTTTCGTCGCGGTGTACCGGATGACCTCCTGACCGTAGAAGTTGAGCAGCAGCGCGTTGACCAGCTCGATCACCAGCACATCGCGCTCGAAAGCGCCCTGGTCGTCGGTGAACGTGCGCGTGGTCCGAGAAAGCACGTTCTTCACCCGCACGTACTGCTCGCCGGGATCGCGCCCCGAGGCAGCCAGTGTCAGCATGCTCAGGTTGTCGTTGATGTCCGGGCTCGGCGCATCCTTTGTGGTGTAGACCTGGATGGTCATCTGCCCGATGAAGTGGTCGCCCAGCAGGATGAATCGCGATTCTGTGCCGCGGGTGATGTAGCTCTCCACCCGGTTCTTGGCGTCCAGGCGCACATCGCTGTAGGAGCCGGTGGCGAACATGGTCACGGTCACACGCGGGTCGGACGGCGGGTCGATCAGCACCGCGATCGCATCCTTGAGCACGTCTGGTCCCGGCGTATCCACGTGCACGAACATCTTGCGGAGCGTGGAGCGGCCCGTGGTCCGCTCTTCATCACCGATGTCGGGGAACAGGTTGTTCATCGCTCCATCGACAATCTCGGCCTGGACCATACGGCCGCCGCCATCAGGGTTGTCGGTGAGGCGCTGCGACTGGCGCATCTTGATATCGGTTGCGAGGATCGTCATTGGTCAGACCGTCATAAGGCGAAGGGTGATGGAGAAGAGATCCGCATCAAGCGCGGGGACAGCAAAGCGGGTGGGGTCGACTTCGATGGCCGGTCCATCGGTGCGGCGCCATCTCACCTGGAACGACCGCTCGCCGCTGTTGTGGGCAGGCATGATCAGATCCAGCGGCGCCAGGCGGGCCTCGCTCTCACTGGCCTGCAGCGCCCGCAGCACGGGGAGACTGACGACACCGACGTAGGCGGTACCGTCCCGGGTTGTCTGAAGCGTGATTGGCCGCCCGGCCTGTCGCGCAGACTCTTGAACGATCAAGGCACCCGTCAGGCTTGTGCGGGCCTGCTGCCCGACCTTCCAGGCTGTGAACTCGTCGGTCCATTGAAGGTCGGCCGGCAGTTCGATTCCGGCAAGAACAATGCGGGTCATCAGCCACGCCCCCGAACAGAAACGGCTCTGCTTTGCTGAACCTGGCGAAGGACCAGCGGAGCGACGAGGCCCGCGAGGCGCTGCGCTTGCTGCACCTCGGCTGCGGTGGCGCCGGCCACCACCTCCTTCGAAGGCAACTTCCAGTCGATGACGATGACCTGTTCATTGCTGCCGTTGCTGCCGATACGGGCGGCATCCGCCCTCGCCTGCGCCTCTGCCTCAGCCTCAGCCTGCTTGCGGCGCTCGGCGAGCGCGGCGGCGGCTTCCTGGTCTCGCTGCTGCCGCTGCCGCATGACCTGGGCCTCCAGCTGTGCCACCTCTGCGATCTCGCCTTTGCCCACGTAGTCGAACTGCCCGGCCAGCCGCTCCTTCGCGGCCTTGGAAAGCTCATCCTCCGCCTCGGCCGTCGCCTGAAGCTCCGCCTTGTACTCCGCCAATTTCTTGCGCTGGTCGGTAACGCGGTTCAGTGCATTGGCAAACTGCACAAGCGGGTTGGGGCCGCTGAGCTTGCGCATCGCCTGCAAGGCCGATTCGGAGACCTCGCCAATGCTGAACGCCATTCCTTGCGCAGCGGCCCCAGCCTGCCCCATCTGCTTGCCCATTCGTTCGGAGCTACTCCCCACCCGGTCAACCTGGTCCGCCGCACCTCCCGCGCTCTCGCGCACCTCCTCCAGCCGCTCGCGGCTGCGGCTGGCACCATCCTCCAGCTGCCGCATTGCCACGTCGCTCACGTCGCCCAGCCGCTGCATGCTCCGCTCGGTGTCGTAGATCGATTCCTGAACCGCGAGCTGGCTGTCGACGTTGTCCCGGCGCCACTGGTCACTGTCTGCGGCTGCAGCACGGGTTGCATCGGCATATGCCCGGAAGGCGCGACGAACGTCTTCCACAGAGGCCTTTCCGCGCGCCGCGCCGTCACGGATCGCTTCGAAGGCGCTCTTGGCGGCGTCGCGCGTCGCATTGAGCGACGCCTGGGACTGGATGCCAAGCCTTGCAAACTCGTCCGCCAGCGGGTCGATGGCAACCTGAATCTCGCGGATACGAGCGTTCAGCGCTGCAGCCGACCGCGCGGCCGCGTCGAAGCCGACCTTGCCCTGCCGCCCTGCGGATTCCAGCAGCGCACCCAGCGTTCGTGCTTCGTCCAGCGTCGCGACCTTACCAAGCGCTGCCTTGAAGGCCGTCTCGATTTGGACACCGGTCGCGATCGCGCTCTCCGCCACCGCACCGAAAGCGGCGATCGCATCCTTACCACCAGCGCTGAAGCCGACGCCCATGCGCGATGCGGAAACGCCAAGCCGCTCCATTGCTGCAACAAGCGTGGTCTGCAGCACGGCGGCGGCATTGGTGGCGCCTTGCGGCATAGCCTCAAACGCCGACTGGGCCGAAGCCTGGAACCGAAGCAGCTCGTCACCGGACAGCTTCTTCAGCGTCTCCAGCAACCCATCGCGCACATTGCGCTCTGCGGCAGCGCCTTGGGAGGCGATGTAGCCCAACGCCGCTCCGACCGCCTCCAGGCTCGCCGTGTCTGCAAAGTTGAGCCCTTCGAACACCTTGCCGATCGATTCCTTCGCGAGCTTGGCGTTCCCGTCGATCCCCGCCAACTGCTGCACCACAAGCTGTGCTGCCGGGCCGATGCCGTTCGTGAGCGCGTCCGCAGCAGTCTGGACGCCACCCCGGAGCGCCGCAAACCCCGTCGACACCTCCAGCAACTTCTGTGTGACCTGACCCAGCTGCTGCAGCTGCTCAGCCGTCGCGACGCCGGCCTTCTGCTGCATCAGCAGGAAGCCTTCCTGCGCCGTGAGGTACTGCTCCAGACCGGACAGGCGCTTCTCGTAAGCCTGCCGCTCCGCCTCGCCCAGCTTGGCGACTTCCTCGGCGGACTTGATAACCACGTCACGGTATGCGACGAAAGACACTGCCTGTTCACGCAGTTGCAGCGCCGAATCGCGGACCTGGCTGATGTAAGCGCGCTGCGCTTCACCGGCACGCTTCAGCGCCGGGTCGTGCTGCTTCCAAATGTCCTGCGCCACGGTCTTGAGGACATCCAGACCGCCCATCGCCGCCTCGAGCCCCAGGACGGCGACAGTAATGGGGACTGCCTTCGGCAAACCCCGCAGCAACGCACCGAACCGACCGATTCCCCGGCTGCCGCTTGCGACCGCTGCATTGTTGGCAATCTGCGCGTTCGTGGTTGCGATCAGCGCCGCGCGCCATGCGTTCAGCTGGAGCAGGGCCCCCACGATCTTGAACTGCGCATACGCAGCAGCCATCAGGCCGATCACGCGAGCATGGTCCACAACCCACTGCGTCGTGCCCTTCACCGCCTCTGCCATGGTGATGATGGCTTGCGCGGTCTGTTTGGCCCAGCGCGACAGGCTGCCATCGGCGGCCAGTCGGTCCAGGGTGGTCAGCAGGGTGGTGAGCTGTTCCTTGAAGTAGGTCAGCACGCCCTGGTCGGCGACTTCCTGTTTCCAGTCCTTGAAGCGATCGGTGGCCGTCTTCCATAGGCCGGCGATGGTGCCAACCTTCGCGGCGGCGGCCGCGCCGCCATAGGATTCGGCCAGCAGATCGAGGATGATGGCCTGCGCCTTTGCCACCTGGCCGGTGGCTTCCAGGCTCTTGATCAGCGACTTCTGGCTGTCATCCAACGTGAAGCCCTGCTTGCTCAGGCTCTCCATCGCCTTCGACGGCGTCTGCAGAGCCTTGCCTACGACCTCGGCAGACTGCTCCAGCGACATGCCCAGCCGCTGGGCCTGGTCGATGGTGATCTGCATCGCTGCCGGGAACTGCTCGCCCACGATGTTGGTGTAGGACAGCAGACGCACCTGGGCGGCGCTGATCTGCCCATCGTCAAACAGCCCACTCTGCAGCTGCTGGCGCATGGCGGCCAGACTCTGCGCGGTGAACTCACTGGTGCGCCCCGTGGCGTGCAAAGCCGCTTCCAGCTGAGCCAGTTCCTGCTCAGCGTCGCTGCCCTCCTTCACGATGGCCTTGATGCCATCAACCACTCGGTTCAGGCCGACGAACGCGATCGCACCAGCGGCAACCGCCTTGAGCTTGCCGAACCAGCTGACCGTGCTCTCCGTGGCGTTTGCCAGGTCGCCGCTGCCGGCGGCGGCATCAGCGGCGCGCTCCCTGTACTCAGCCAACGACTTCGCGGCCGCCTTGCTGGTAGTCGCCTGCTTCCGGAAAGCAGCCTCGCCTTCCTCGATCTGCTGCTTGCGCCGACGCCCCGCCTCGGCCTCTGCCGCAGCGGCCCGGGCCTGCTCAGTGAGCGCTGCCGCGCTGCGGGTCGCCTCGATACGCAGGCGCTGCTGGTGATCGGCCAGGTTCGCGGTGTTGACGCCGAGCGAAGAAAGTTCGTCGTCGGCTTTGCCTACGGCGTCCCATTGCTCGTTGAGCGCCTTTTTCAGGCGCTCGCCTTCCTTACGTAGATCGCGCTGGGCAGCCAGCACCTCGCGTGAGGGCTTCTCCATCTCCCCGATGCCGAGGCTGAGCGCCAGCGCGGCCTTCTGATTGTCATCAAACTGCTTTTCCAGCTCCGCGAGATCGGCCAGCATGCCGTCGAAGGCATCCGCTTTCGCAGCCGCCTCGTTCAGCCCAGTGAGCGAGTCGAGCAGCTTCGTCGCCTTGCCAGCGGTCTCGACCGAGACATCCCCCAGATCGTCAAACGCCGCGCGCAGTTCATCCACGCCCTCGCGGCCCTGCGTTTCGATGACGACCCGAATTGCTTCTTCCAGCCGATCAGCCATTGGAGCTTCCGTTGACGCGCCACTGGCGGCGCAGTTCAGTCAGGTAGGTGGTGTGGAAGCGTTCGATCAGCCGGCGACGCGCCTCCAGGGCGCGGCTGTTGCCATCAGCACCCGAAAGCATTTCGAACGGGCTTGGCCCACGGAGGATGCGAACGGGGCCACGACCGTGGCGCTTCTGCTGCGCCCGATCCCAGCTACGCACCCGGATGGCCCTGCGGCCCTTGATCGTCGCAATGAAGGCGCCGTCGTAGGTCTTCGACTCGCCCACGCCAATGCCCGCCGTAGCACCTCGGGATTTGCGACCGGCCCAGCGACCACCGAACTCGATCAGCGAGATCTGCCGCGTGCTGGCCCAGATCGAAAGGAAGTCGTCCCTGCCACGCTTGCCGGTGCTGTAGCCACGCTCGCCCGTTTCCACGCGATACTTCCCGCGCAGCGCAGAGGCGCGGATGTTGTAAGAGGCACGGACCTCCTGCGCAGTAGCCGGCCCAGCCCGGCGCTGCAGACCAACGAACGCCCGCTGCACCGACAGGTCGTACCGATTCAGCACCTCGCCGGCCAAGTCGGTCAGGCCATGGAAGCCTTTTGCCCGCCGGCCGCTGACGTAGTACTTGAGCAGGTTGTTATTGCGATTGGAGGCCACTAAGCCCTTCCTGATTCATGCCGGGAGGGCGCCGCTCGGGCGCCCTCCCCTTACCGAGGTCACCAGACCGTTTAGCCCGCCGACTGCTCTGCGAGCTTGAACGTGTACAAGTCGCTCTCGCCAGCCTGGAAGATCATCGGTCCGGTGAGCGCCACCTGGACCGGCTCGTCGCTGAACCAGTCAACGTCGCCGTCCACGGTAAGATCGACATTGGGGATGGTGAGCAGGCCTTCATCGCCGCTGATGCGGTCCTGTACATCGCCCAAGATCAGGAAGGACTTGCTCGGCGTGGTGCCGCCACTGATGGCGGTCTCCAGATAGGCGTCGTACTGATACGTTCCCAGAACCTGGTCGCCAGCCTGCAGCGCACCTCCAGCCTTCGGAATCAGCAGGCCGTACTTCGGATCGAGGTCGTAATCCGTTCCCTTCACCAGTTCGGTCGCACCCTTCTTGAAGACCGGAGCGGTGTCAGCCAACAGGAAGTTGTGCGGCAGCTTGACCGGCACATCCGCGCTTTTCACATCAACAGAGACGTCTGTGGCCGTACCAGCGGACACATTGGTAACGACCAGAGTGCCGTACATCATGCGAGCAAGGATGGCCGGCGGCACTTCCAAGGCCGTGATGGACACGTTGGTCACACCGGGATTGGAATCAACGTGGATGATCTGCTGATAGCGTGCATCTCGGCGCTTGCTCTTGATCTCCACCTTATCGCCAGCCTCGTAGCCGAACGTCAGCGAGGACTGTTCCAGCGGCTGGTTACCGAACTTGTCGGCTGGTTCTGGGATGACGGGAATCCGCGCGCCGTTCGCGCCGTGCTCCCAGAAGCGCAGGTCGCCTGCGAATTTGCGGACTTTGGGCTGTGCCATGGTGGTGTTGCTCCTACGGGTTGGGGACGGGCTCAAAGGTCTCGGTCAGACCAGCCCGCGCGGTGATCTGAGCGACGACGGCGGAATGCCCTGCGTCGTCTTCCAGGGTTTCCATCTGCGTTGCGAGAATCTCGAATGTGGTAACGCCCTTGGGCAGCCGCTTTGTGTTGAAGGTCAACGCGCGAATCAGGTCATGTCTGGCGCGATGTACCAGAAGCCGAGGGTTCTCCCGACCACTGCCGCGCGGCACTTCGAACTCGACGGTGATCGCGGCATCTGAGCTGACCTGAGCACTACCGCCGCCACTGCGTGAGAGTTGATGAACCGAAATGAGAGTGGCTGCATCGGAGTACTGCTCGCTCACCTCATCATCGTCAATGACGATTAACCCGTCGCCGATGTCGGTAAGGAAGCCGGCAGAGGTACGAATCAACCGCACGCGATCGCGGAGGAACTCGACCAGCTGCCAGGACAGGGGTTCGAGCCGCTCAACCACGACGCACCAGCCACCGGCTGCGGGAGCCGTCGTCACTGAGCTTCTTCATGTTCACGAAGACTTCGCCAGCGACCTCGATGCGATCGCCCGGCTCAACCTCGACATCGGCTCGCAGGTATGCGACTTCCACGCGCCCGGAAACGAACTGGCGCAGCTCTCCGATGGTCTCCACATCGCGGTCGACGTAGACCCGCACGCCATCGGTCACGGCTCCGCTCTTCTCCGACGTCACCCTCGCAGTCGAGACCATGCCGGCGAGGGAAAATGCGCCGTGGATGGTCGCATCCATTTCACGCAGGAAATCCAGCTCGCTCATCGAGTACCTCCCGAACACAGCAGCGCATAGGCCTGAAGCCCCCTCACTTGGGCGTCGCACTGGGCGGCGGCGCCAACAGCTCGGCCCGCACTCTCAATTCGGTCGTCGGCTCGACCATCAGGCTGGCTGGCGGCAGCGGCGGCTGCGGACAGCTCGGCGGTGGCGACGGTCGCTTGCCAGCGCTGGTGCAGGCGCTGGTTGCCAGCGCGAAGATCAGCGATAAGGCGATCAGAGGCTTTCTGTGCATCGTCCTTTTCCTTTTCATATGTGGCAGCCAGATGATTGGCTGCTTGAGCGCTTGCGCGTTCCGCTGCAAGCACGTCATTCGCCTCGGCCAGTGCCGTCACGGCGGCATCACGCTCATCGCGAGCTTTGTCTCGGGCAGCGGAGGCGATGTCGGCAGCCCGGTGCGCTTGGGCAACCGAACCCCTTTGCCAGATGGCCAGGACGCTCAAGCCAAGCAGCAGCGCCAAAAGCACCCGATTCATGCCACAGGCTCCTCGACGGGAGGGACGACCACTCCCAACTGCTTGAGCGCGGACTCCAGCGAGATGACGCGAAGCCTCAGCCGATGAGCATCCTCTTGCGCCTTCATGCGCAAGCGAACCTCTTCGTTGTACTGCTTGACCACCTCCGCCTGGGAGGTCTCCAACGACTTCACCCGCTCAACGAGCCCGTTGAGCAGATCTACGTTGGCGTCGGTTTCGGTGCGCTCTTTGCGGCGCGCAAGAACCGCACCCCACGTTTCCCGAAGCAGCCACAGCGCGACTGCGCTGGCAGCGAGCCACCAAGGAGCGCCAGCCCCTTCTACGCCCCCGATCACTTCAGCGCCTCAGCGATGCCGGCAGCAACGACATCCGCGCTCCAGTACATGCCGCCGTTCTCGTGTTTGGCAATGGCGGTCGCGATTCGACCCAACGTCACGGAGTTGTCCAGCCTGATCACTTCTGACGGCGACACGCCCACGGCGGTTGCAACCTGCTGCACGTATGCGACGGTGTTGTTCTCCACCGGTGGTGCCCAGCGCCCGATGATCTCCTTCACCGTGCGCAGGCCGTGCTTGCGCTGGTACGTGAGCAGGGTCTTTGCCAGAGCGCGGAACCCGGCCTGCGGGGTCAGAAACACGCAGAAGCGCTGCTCGCGCGCGATGGCTGCGGCGGACCGATCCTCACCCTGCCACGGCGTACTGGTACGGTCGATGTTGCCAGGATTGTTGTTGCGTACGCCGCGCGGCGCGCTGGTGGTGCCCATGCCATCCCCCGTTGTCGCTATTGAAGAACCGGCACCGCTCACGCCACCTTGGCGTATGTGAGAGGTGCCGGCCAAGACTTACGCCGACTTCACCGAGCCGGAGCCCGGGGTCAGCTTTGCCAGCACGGTTGCGGTGCCATTGCCGGCGGCGGCGATAGCCACGGCGCAGCTCTCCAGGTCGCCAGCGTCGGCGCCGGTAACGATCAGCTGCCCGCCCTGGGCATCCCAGGTCAGGCCAGCACCTGCAGCGATGTTGGCGCTGGGGAGCTTCGGCAGTTCGAACACACCCTCGATCTGGGCACTGCCCTTGCCGCCGGCGGGGATGTCCACCAATGCGACGGCCAACAGCTGGCCGACGATGGATGCCTGTCCACTGACCAGGGCGGATGCCGCGATGATGTCGATCACCGCACCCGGAAACTTGTAGTTCTTCGCCATGATGATGGTCCTCAGTTGGCGTCTTGCGTGGATGAAGTAGGTGAACCCGGCTGCGGCAGGAGCGCCGCAGCAGAGTGGCCGGTTACTCGCCCGGGTTGAAGGCAGCGCCGCGCCAGCCCACCGCGCCCACGCCGTACTTGTGAACGACCTTCCAGCTGAGGCCGTCAGTGCGGAAGTTGGTCTCCTGCTCCAGCACTGGCGTCTGCACGCCATTAAGGAACGCGACTTCGATCACCGGCTCCACATTCGGATCGGCGAAGCCGTACCAGCCCTTGCCGGTCCCCAGGCGCGGGGAGGTGATGATGTCGCTGAAGGTAGCGCGCGAGGTGTTGTTGACCTGGAACTTGCCGGTCACGTCCGGGTCGTATTCGCTGTTGTTCACCAAGTTCGCGCGGCCGTGCATGGCGACCGTACCCAGAAACCGCGACAGCGAGATATCGAGGTAGTCATTGCCGGCCGGGTCCATCTGCAGCGCCATCATCTGGCGCATCGCGTCGAAGGAATCGACTGACACGGCAGCGCCAGTTGCGATGTTGCCGTGCTCCGCATGGAACAGCGTGTTGCCATCATTCATGACCGGCCCCAGACCGCCGTTCTGCTTAAGCACGTCGTAGACGTCCTTTTCGATCGTGCGGCCTGCGGCCTGGCCCAGCGCCGTGGTGATGCGCACGAACGCGCCCAGGTCGTCGTTCACCAGCACTTCCGGGGTGATCTGTAGGATGCGCCCCTTGCGAGCGCCCTTGATCGTCTCTACCTCGCCATCGCCCAGCACGCCGTTCTCGTACTCGCCCGCTTCATTGACCGGCTTCAGGTCGGAGAACGAGGAAAGATGGTAACGGCTGTGCGGACGGTAGTCGGACAGCGTGCCGGTTGCGCAGAATCGGGTCCAGGTGAACTGCTGCAGGTTGTAGGCCCCGACCAGAACCCGGTGCAGCACGTTCTCCAGCAGAACCGGGAAGTCGCTGGTGGTCTGCACAGCCAGAACACGGCGCGCAATCTGCTCACGATCCATGCCACGCGTGTGCACACCGGCCTGGATCAGCGAGCGCTCGGCGAGCGCCAGCAGGGTGGTGTGCGCGTAGGGGTTGCCATTGCGTGCGGATTCGGCGTCTGCACCGGTCAACACGCCGGCACGAGCCAGAAGCGCATTGACCTGGGCGCGACGCTGGTTGTCCTCCTCCGGCACCACGTCCGTGATGCCGAAGCCGCCAGCCAGCGGTTGGCCGCTCGCCGCCAGCTTCGCCAGCAGCTTGCCGCGCGCCACATCTTCGGTGATCGCGGCATCAGCCAGGCACTCGGCCTCCAGCGCCTGGACGCCGCTCACCTCACGGAATCCGGCGAAGACGGTACGAATGGCTGCGTTACGGGCCGAGATTGCCGCCATCACCTGCTCGACTGTTGCAGCCGGCGCGGAGGACGCAGGCGCGACAGGAGCCGCTGCGACCGGCGGGGCCGGAGTGGCGGGTACGGGTGATGCCGGGGCGGCGGGGGCCGGTGCAGCCGGAGCGGTGCCCGCCTGCGCCATGATCAGTTGGCACTGCTGTTTCATGCTGGTTTCCTCAAGGTGGGCCACAACGGCCCGCTGGTGAACCTCGCGGAGCGAGGCGAAGGCTGAAGCGGTGGTGGTTGCCTGGATGTGCTTGCGCAGCAGGGCGTGCACGGCGCCCTCGGTCCCAGAGATCGCGCTCACATAGGACAGCAGCGCTGCTGCCGCCACGGAGTCCGCAGGCTCGGGCTGCACGTCGGGAATAACTTCGCTGATCAGGCCCAGCGCCAGCGCCTCGGCGGCGGTAAGCCAGTGGTCCTTGCGATCGGTCAACATCGTCTCGATGTCGGCCGGGTTCTTGGCACGTCCCGAGTACGTCACCAGCATCTGGCGCCCATACACGTCGATCTGATCGGCCCGCTCGCGCAAGTCGCCAGCGAAGCCCCAGCCACCGCCCTGCGGACCGTGCAGCATCAGCATCGTGTTCTCGTGCATACGACGGGTGCTGCCGGCCATGGCAATCAGGCTGGCGATGCTGGCGGCAACACCGTCCACGGTGACGTTGATCGTCGCCGGATGCTGCTTCAGTGCGTTATAGATCGCCAAGCCATCGGTGACCACGCCGCCATCGGAGTTGATCCGCACGTTGATCACGCTCGCGGTGGTGCCGGCCAGCTGCTCGACCACGCTGGCGGCAGTGACGCCCTCACCCCAGAAGTAGTCGCCGATTGGGCCGTAGATCAGCAGCTCAGCCTCACCGCCGCTGGTGGTGTTCAACGCGAGGACCGATTTACCCTTTGCCTCCGGCTGCAGCGCCTCGACGTCGCTCGCGTCGAATGCAAAGGTCGCTGCCAATACAGCGCCAAGCGCCGCTGCCATGGCGTTACGGGTGAGGTGATTCATTGCACATCCTCAGATGGGGTTGGAATGGAACTGGCATCAGCGCTGGCCTGGGCCACGCCTGCGTCACTCACCTGGCCCGGATCGCTGTCCAGGGTGATCCCCAGGTCACGCGCCCACTTACGTTCGTTGCGGATCTCTTCCAGCGTGTCGTACATGCGCCCGCCGCGTTCGCTGATGACCGAGGTGAGCGAGCGGATGCCCGCGCGGATCATCATGCGAAGGCCCGTCGCCTCATGGACCGGGTTGATCCACGGCATCACCGGCGGCATGTACATCGCATCGGTCACCGTGGTCATCGAAACTCCGCGCGGAACGACCAGCTCTCCGGATGCAATCGCCGCCTGGATGAAGCGCTCGTAGATCGGCCGGACAATCTGCGAGATCACCTCATAGGCCAGAACGCCGTATGCGCCGTACTGCTCGACCAGCTCCTGCCGCTGAGCCGAATAGGTGCCGTTGTAGTTCTTCGACAGCGACGAGAACGACACCCGCATACCACCGGCTACCGCGCGCAACTGCCCGTTGCGGTAAGTCTCCAGGTTGGGGTTGGGGCGATTGGTGTCGACGGTTCCAACGCTCTCGCCCTTCACCAGGTCATCGAATACCATGCCGGGCTGGAACCGCATGCTGCGCCGCTCCGGAACTGTCTCGTTCTCGCCATAGCTCTGCGGATCGCCCTTGATAATGAAGGCCGCCATGCTTGCCGCGATCTTGGCGGCCACACGCTCGGATTCCTCGTAGTCCTTGAGATCATCCAAGCGGGTCAGGACAGACGCCAGCAGACTGACGCCGCGCACCTGCCCAATCCGATCAACCATCTTTGCGTGGTGAACGAAGTCAGCGCTCACGCGCTTCACTTCCGGCATGACCGCGTTCGGGTCACCGGGATGCTGTTTGTACAGGTGATACGCGATAGGGCGGTTCCATGCGTTCCGCTCAACGCCCTGCATGATGTTCCGACCTGGATCGTTCAGATCCATCGGCAGAAGATCGGGCTCCATCATCTCGATGCTATAAGGCACCACAGTGCCGTGGTCGAGATACGGCACCGGCCCGATCAGGTCCTGGTACAGGCACTCGCCGTCGCGGAACAAGGTCCGCGTCATCAGCCGCTGTGCCGCTCCGAAGTCATGGCACCAGGTGACCTCCGGCCGCTTCCAGAAGTCCCGCAGCAGCGGGGTGATCTGATCGACCAGGGACTCCACGATGTTCCCGTTCGCATCGCGTGGCTGCGGCTCGATGCCGATGCCATCACGGCCGATGACGTTCTGGACCATCTGGTTGAAGCCGTTCACCACGATGTCGTGGTTACGATCAAGGTGTCGCGCTTGGGTACGGATTCGGGTCGCGCCGCTGGCAACCGCCGTGTTGCCGGAGCCAAATTCGCGCGCGGCCTCCCGCAGACGGCTGGGCGTGGCGCCGTCGTATGCGCTGCTGTAGGCAGTGATACGTGCACGCGCCATTGCACGCTTTGCGCCCCAACCGGGGGCCACAGCGGCGATGGCGCGGTCAAGCCGGTTCACTCGCCCCCCGGAAATCGGCAAGAGCCACGGACATGCGGCTACCACCTCGCGCCTGCATGTTCACTTTGGCTTCCCACTCGCGTCGACCTGCGCGAATCTCCGCCAGGTCGGCACGATTCAGCTGCCGCTCCCCCATACGGAACGACTGACCCTGCAGTACCGCAGCCTCGGCGGCCAGGTACGTCTGCAGCATGATTTGAGCGGGTGTCGGCATGGAGATAGTTTGGAGACGAGGTCGTCTCAACCGTTACCGGCCGCGTGAGACGATCAAGAATCCACCCCAAGCACAATCAGTCACTTACGAGGCTGCCGTCTCAATCTTTGACAGAAGGTGAGACGGGCCCCGAATTCTCAGCTCGCTTTCGATGGTTTAGGCAATCCACCAGGGAACAAGCGATACAGAGCAGCTCTCGATATCCCGTGCCTGCGGCAGACCAATCGCCAGTTCTGTCCCTCGGCAAGCTCGGCGCGAATTGCCTCCACGCGTGCACACGGTTTGTCCTGCACAGCCGCCTTGGGAATGTGCAGTCGCTCACCGCCATACTCGGTTTGCAGAACGGTCAGTACCGCCGTCGCATAGGGCATCGCGTGCTCCTCGTTCAAGCCGGTTTGCTCGACGATGCCTCGAATCACCAGGCGACGCAGCTGCTCGGCAGCATCGATGTCGCGCGAGTTGCTCATAGGCGGCTACTCCAACCGCTCGACCCAAAGTCATCGCGTGACGTTTCACGGGAATCGCGCGCGACCCGCGCCGGGGGCGGCGGGGGCCTTTTCATAACCGTGGTCACCGGCAGCGCAGGCACTGCAACGTCCTCCGCCGGCAATGCAGCAGCCGGGGGGAGGCCGAACAGATCGTTTTCTGGCTGCACCTGTTCCTCCAACTGATCCCACCACTTCGCCTTCTTGGGCCCCCACAGGTCGAGCCGTTCCTCCAGCCATATTTCGTAGGTCAGGCAGTCCTTGACCTCGATTCGCTTGCGCGTTGCGGTCCACCTGGATTCCGACCCACCCTTCATCCTCCGCGTAGCGCGGATCTCGCCCGCCAGCTGTTTGAACCATTCGGGCGAGAGCTGATCCGACAGATGCACGTAGCCCGGGCCCGGAACGGCAACGTCCAGGCGCGACTGGAACCGATCCTTCGCGAGGTTCGTGCCCACGTGCCAGAGCACCGGGCCGTGCTTCTCGATACGCCCATTGAAGCGGTAGCCGACACGGCTGTTGCCGTTCTCGATGGACCGCTCCTGGCCGCTCGCGCCCTTCACCGCGTGCACACGCAACGCCTTCAACTTGTGTGCGAAGGCGTACACAGCGTCGGCATGGTGACCGCCCGAGTCGATCGCGGTCGCATAGATCCGTTGCGCCCTGCCGCTGGCGTGTGTGTATTCCTGCTCCCGCAGGAACGCCTCGGCTTCAGTCCAGACCTCCATCTGCGCAGGATTACCGAAGAACACGCGGTGGTCGATGGTCCACATCTGCCCCCCTCGCCCGACGCCCCATACGCCAGCCTCTAGCCGGTTGTCCTGGGTATCCATACCACACAGGAGCAGCAAGCAGTCGCGGGGCATCGTCTTGAGCGGGAATGGCTCGGCCCTGTTCGCCAGCTCATCAGCGTCCGTGCGTTCGACCTCTCCCTCCCAAGCCTCACCCAGAGTCGTGTTGGTCCACGCCTTCAGCTTGCTGTCGTCGCCTTCCTGGTGCTTGATGTACGCCTCCAGGAACTCCCGGACAATCTGCTGCCACGCAACTGCTGGGCTGTAGGCGGTCCAGATGTGAAGCGCCACATGTCGCGGAGCCTGGACCACATGGCCCTCCGGCGTGGTGAAGCCGCCATCGGCGCGGAGCCAAAGGTCGCCGCGCGAGTTCACCCATTCGCCCTGCTCAGCGGCCAGCAGATACTCGCCCTGCGTCATCGGGTAGGTACAGTGCGGGCAGAGGTGGTAGACGTGGACAACGCCGCCAGTTGCGTCTCGCTCGAACTTGAAACCGTGCGATTCATCCTTGCCACCCCACGTCAAGGCATGGAAGGCATCGCACTGTGGGCAACGCACCTGGTACGTAAATCGCTCATCCGCCTGCGAGTAGCGCGTATCCACCAGGCTGAAGCCCTTGAGCTTCGGAGTGCTGCCAGCAACAAGCTTGGGGAATGTCGCGCCTTCCAGGCGCTTGGCAGCCAGCGAGTCCGGTGCACCTTCCTTTTCGATGTCGTTGTCGAAGGCGTCCAGCTCGTCCAGTAGGGCAACGTCCACGGAGATTCGACGGTAGTTCTTCGCGGCCTTGCCGCCGCGCACGCGCAGAAGCGAACCGATGAACTTCTTCTGCTGCAGGGTGTTGTCCTTGTGCCGGGCCAGGTAGGCCGGGAACACCGCCCGCATGCACTCCACGTCACGCAGCATGGGCTCCAGCTCCGACTTGACGAAGTCGTCTGAGTCGTCGTCAGTTGGCTGCCAGATGCATTGGTTCCGGCGTCGGTGCTCTGCGTTGTAGCCAAGGAAGGCCAGGAGGATCTTGGTGTAGCCCACGCGCGCCGACTTCTTTACCGAGACCTCGGCCACGTCGTCGTTGCTGATCACTGCCATCAGGCCGCGCTGGAACGGCCAGGGTGTCCACTTCTGCTCAACGTAGCTTGACTCAGCAGACAGGTAGAAATGCTCCTGAGCCCATGCCTCCAGCGTGATGGGCTCCTGCACCGCCCACGAGGCTAGTCCGCGCTGCAGATGGCGCTCCACGGCCTGCAGCTGGCTTGCATCGATTCCACGAAGAAGCGTCATTCGCATTGATCCTCGGCATCAACCGGCACCGCCGTGGACGCGCCTTCATCGGCGTCATCGTCAGCGTCAACGTCGGCCAGGCGCATCGACGCGGCGAGGTTTCGTGCCTTGGCAACAATCTGAGCCACGACCTCGACATCCGCCGCCTTCAGCTGCGGAAGGCGGCGCCGCAGCGTGCCCGGGATCGTCTCAAGGATGCGACCCGCCCGCGCGCCGACTTTCGACAACACCTGTTCCATGAGATGTGCCGGCGCCAGCTCGCCCCGGGTCACGGCGTTCTGCATCGCCAAGCGGTCAGCCTGCTCTCGCGCGAGCCGGGCACGCTCGGCGGTCAGATCCTTGCCTGCCTCCCCGCCCCGGCCAGCAGCAACCTCGCGCAGGTGATCGCAGTAGGCAAGCAGCCACTCATCACCTGCAGCACCGTCAGCGAGGATGCCACGACGCACCAGGTCGCTGACCGCCTGCTGGGATATGCCCACCAGATCCCCAAACGCGCCCTGTTTCATCGGGCTGCTCAGATCAGAAACCACTACAACCCCCTTGGAAATGCTTCATGACTAGCGAGAAATTGCGCGACCGAATACCCGTGGAATCTGAGGCCGGGGAGGACCCATCGGCCTGCCCTCTCGCCCCCGCACCTCCCGGCCGACCAACCGCACGATGATTCGCGTGGAACATGCCAGCCGTCCGCACCGTCCAAACCATCAAGGCAAGGTCTGGACACCTTGAACCCGCGCCGTTACTAAGCTGTCCACACTGTACATACCGTCCACACCTATTTTTTTGAATTGAGTAATTGAGAACTGGGGAGGTGTGTTGGTACATGTACGCGCGCGAGAAATGGTGTGGACGGTCAGGACAGCGCTGTCGCAGTAGGCGGCAGGTCTGGTCAGTGGTGCGGACGGGTGTGGACGAAGCTGGAGAGGTCTGGTCAGAAGTCAGGTCCACTGGGGCCCTCCTGCCTTGACCGCTGTACGGTTGCCAGCCAGTCATCGATTGCGAGGCCAGGCCTGAACCACCGGGGCTCCCGACCGCCGTCATCGGGCCAACGCCTGCGCTGCTGCTCCCAGCCCAGCGTCTTCATGATCGAGGCGACCCGCATCTGCTCGGGCTTGCCATGCTTGCCAGGGTCCAATCCGATGGCGTACGTCAGGAGGTTGTCGGTGGTCGCCCAGTCGATCTGCGGCGCCATCGCCAGCCGTGTCGGGTACTTGCTCGGCTCCATCCGAAGGTCGAGCCACTGCTCGACTCGACCTTCCCAGCTGTCGCCCACGTACCTGCTGGCCTGCTCTTCCTTCGCGTCTGCCGGCAGCTCCCACCACTCGAACCCAGCGTTGAACATGGTCACAGCCTCGGCCCACAACTGGTCGCGCAACGTCGCGATCTCTGCGATCTGCACGTCGCCGTCAGTTCGCACGGGGAGGAAGCGCCGCCCACCGGTCGGGTCGCGTAGGTACTGATGCTCGTTCGTGGTGCCGGCGAACACGCATTCTCGGCGGTAGGAGCGAGGCACGCGCTCGTAGGGCGCACGGAACTTGTCCACGCGCCTGGTGATGGCGGTCTTTACGCTGGTCACGTCGGCCTTCGAGAACGAATCCATCTCGCCGATCTCGACGCCCCACGCACCTTGGATGACCTGGTAGAAGTCCTTTCCGCTCGGAGATTCGCTGGTCTCGACAAACCATTCGCTGCCGAAGATCGCGCGCAGGGCGCTCGACTTCCGCTTGCCCTGCTCACCTTCCAGCACCAGCATGAAGTCCACCTGTGCGCCCACGCTGGGCTGCTTGGCGTCTACCCACAGGATGCGAGCCACGGCACTTACCATGAAGCACTGCGCTGCGCGCAGGCTGTAGGCATTGTCCGCCGCACCGAATAGCTCAACGAGCATGCGCTCGAGGCGGGGCACTCCATCCCATTGCAAGGCACCGAGGTAGTCCTTGATGGGATGGCGGCGGTGCCGGCGCGCGACAGCGATGACAGCCTTCAGCACCAGATCATCGCTGCACTTCATCCAGTAGCGATCCGGATGTTGCAGCCACGCCGCCAGCTCGTAGGCATCCGAGTCGATGAACTCATCCCTGCTTCCGCCTGTCCACGGTGGATCTCGGTGCAGCTTTACCTGATTACTGGAGTCGTTGAGCCACCACAGCCCCTTAAGCCGATCATCGTTCTCCATGATCAGAATCAGGTTGTGCAGCGTACCCTCGACATTGCCATCGCGATTTCTGGTGAGGTGCTCCTTCCAGGCGTTGGGGTCTACCCCGCCACCGCCTGGCGGTGGCGCACCGCCACCATCGATCACTGTCATCCTGCGCCTTGTCCCCACGCTCATTGCCGCATTGCCTTTTCGTAGCCCCGCGCCAGGCGCAGGTATTCTCTTGCCCGCTCCCGGCGCAAGCGCCGAGAGTGCTCATATGGGTTATCCAGGGCGGCCTGCGCTGCAGTTCGGTAGGCGCGAGCAAGCTTCGCGTTGGAGTGCAGCAGACGCTCCTCCAGCCTCCTGTCATGTGCCATTGGCAGCCACCACATCGACCTCAACCACCCGATTCGCCGCCCAGGCTGCGAGCTGCCGAGGCGTCCAGCCATCGCGTTCCAGTGCATCCGCAATGTCCCAACCATCTGGCTGGCCCGTCACATCCACAAAGCGGATGGATCTGGCGCCTGCCCGCTTCAGCAGCTGGGCGACTCCCGGCTTAAACTGGTTGGCATCGTTCCTCCACCCCAACATCGCCTGCTGCCCAGGAACGTCGGCATCGGGCCAGAGCACGCAATCCCGGCCGGCCAGTGGCGACCAGTCCGCTTTCGTGACGGCCTTTCCGCCTCCCGACCAGCTGATTGCCGCATAGCCGGGGAATGCACGCGCCCCCACGTCCCGACACTTCTCTCCCTCTGGGATCAACACCGGCGCGTCGGGTTTCGCAGCCAGGGCGTCCAGCCCATACAGCGGCCGCGCCCCGGGAAAGCTCTCAAGGCACCACTGCTTCTGCCCGGCCGGTCCGACACACCAGGTCACTTGCGGCGTCCACTTCTTCAGCTTGCGGCTGTCGTGGTCGATGAACTCACAACGCAGCACGTACCCAAGGATCTGCCCTTCCGCGTTGCGGTAGGGGAACACCCTGGCCGGCTTCATCCTGCGGAGCTTGTCGCGCTTGGCGTTCCAGATCGGCACCGTCCAGCCGCTGTCGGTCAGCAATGCGGGCGCATCATCAGGCACGGGTAGGATGGGCACCCACTTCACCCGCAACGATTCTTGGCTCGGGAGTTTCTCGCGCTCTGCCGCGACGCCCAACTGACCGCCACTGAGCTGTGCACATGCCTCAAGGAATCCGATCTGCAGGTGATGCACCAGGAAGCCGATCACGTCGTCATGCGCGCCGCAGCCGAAGCAGTGGTAGAAGCCTTTAACTTCGTTGACAGTGAAGCTCGGCGAGGACTCATCGTGAAACGGGCATAGACCGCTGTACTCCCCACGACCAGCTGGCCTGAGCTTGACGTAACGGCCGATGACATCGGCGATGTTTGCCGACTCGCGTATTGCATCGGTATCTACGCAACTGTTCGCCATCAGCGGCGCCTCGCGGCTTGTGATTCGCGACGCCCGATCATCCACCACTGCACCCGCAGGTACTCGGCTATTCTCTGCCGGCAGCCAACGCCACCCGTGCAAACGCCTGGCGCCTGGCAGTTTTCTGCGATCTGCTCGATCTGTGCGCGCCATTCTGACCGTGGCTGACGGGCAATCAGCAGGGCCTGGTGCAGACATCGATTCACACCCAACGGATACCTCCTTCATCGAGCTGGCGCTGGGCGCTATCTCTACGTTCGGTTTCTTGGCGAATGCGCTCGCGTTCTGCCAGTGCTTCATCGCCTACCAATCCCGGCACCGCGTCGGTCAACGCAAGTGCCGCCAGCTCCATCGCTTGCCGCGCAGAAGCGCTGGCGGGGCCACGCCTTCGATACCTGGATCGACGGGCGCGGGGAGTTGACACGTCAGTCCTCAGCACCCTGCTGACCAGCAGCGCGGCACGCATTCCGCTCCAGCCTGAAACAGAGCGTCCGCACTTCGCGGGACAGGTCCTGGATGCGATCAGCCTCTGGAATGCTCAGCCGTTGGTCGGCCAGTGCATCAATGCCCGCCCCAGCCAGTTGGCCTGTCAGTTTGTGCAGTTCGAGGAGCTTGCTCTGGATCGCCGCCAGCTCGTCTGGCCAACCGCCGACAGGTGGCGCTGGCACGTAATCCACCATCAAGCCGAACTGTCCAGCCAATGAGCACACCCAGTCGGTTGCCATCGCCTGCGTACCCACGAATCGCTGTAGGTACTCGGTGAGGATCTCGGCCATCTCCATGGAGACAGACTCGCCCTCGATTCCGCGCAGCTTTTTCCGCAGCGTCTCTGTAGTAATGGACTTTCCGCGACGCCTGCTCACGTGTGCAGCAGCGTCTTGCACACCACCTGGTGCGCAGGAAACTGCATTGTTTAGGGCGTCCCGCCAATGCAGATCAGAGCGAAGGCAAGTCATGCGCCCTCCCCCTGAAATGCCGAGCATTTCATCGTTCCATGCCGGCCGGTGCAGCCCTCAAAATTCCGGCTATGCCAGAGATCATCAGCTTCCCTCGGCGCATGCGCTTTCAGGCCATTCGATCCTTTGACGTTCGCACCGGGACAGGCGGTGTTGTTGCGGTCTTGTGGGCGCCCTTGCACTCCGACCACCAGAAGGAGAATCATCGCCAGAAGCATCAAAACCACCCCGCCCTTGCGGAGCTGCTGCCGAATGAGGCGCAGGCGGTAGTGCTGGTGCCCGCGAACCCAACCGAAGCGGGCTATGGCGACGATTAGTGCAGGATCACGGGCTGGCATTAACAACCCCCGCCGATCCGACGACTCTCTTGAAGTAGCCCACGATCGCGCCGTCAGCATCACGCTCCCAGCGGACACCCGGGATCAGTTCATCGGCGGTCACTCTTCCCCCGAGGGTATCGGCGCGCAGCGCAGCGTCCTGGTTCTCGGCCATCGCCGACGCAACGGCCCGCTCAATGGCAATCGCTACCTCCTCAGTCACACCGTTCTTGCGCCAGTGATAGACATAGCCCGTGGCGGGCTTGCCGGTAACCCGACGCGCCAGCTCACTTTGGGTGCCACAGATCGCGATAGCCCGTTGCAGAGGGGTCATGGAATGCCCGTTCACAAGAATTCTTGCGGTAAATTAGCGCAATCTTTCTTGCGGATCAACAGTGCAAGATTGCTTGCATGTTGATAGGTGAAATCACACGGGGCCTTATGGAGGCCCACGGACTTGGCGTGGAGGCTCTTGCAGCCCGTGTCCGCGCGGCGGGCGCACCCAACGTGAAGTACCAGCACATCCAGCAGTTGCTGGACACCCCGACCCGCCGCCCCCGGTACATCCCGGAGCTGGCACGCGCGTTCGGCATGTCTGTTGAGCAGTTCCTGACTTGGGACAAGGGCGAGCCGCTCTGTGCCCTCTCAGCACCTCGTTCTGCACAATCTCAACCAGTGCAACTCGACGCCCCTACGCTTGCCGCGTCGTACCAACTTGTCCGCCTAGCCTGCCTTGCGCTCGGGTCTTCATTCGATCCAGAAGACGCGAACGACGCCTCGATTGTCATCTTGGCTCACAACTACCTGGCCGCCCGTCAGGAGAAGGCAGTTACGCCAGACAACGTGGTCGACTTCACCGCACACCTGCGGAAGCGCCAGATTTCAAAGGGGGTTGATCATGAAGGAAGCGGCAGCACTGGAAGCTCTCGCGCAGGCACTCGCTAGCAAAGTTCGGCAGCAGGCACGGCCGCCCGACGCAAGGTGCCCACGACAGTGCCACGCGACAGCGTCAAATGACGCGATCGCCTTCGCGTACATCCGCAGGATTCGCCTGCTATGTGAAGCCTTCCAGCTGAGCTGGCTAGTCGACCAGCACCTGGTCCTGAGGCAACGCCTAACCGACCTTTCAGCGCAAGAGCTTCGTGCGTTGCTCTGCGAGATGGAAGAAGCAAGGGAAGCCATCATGGAAGGCTTCCCGCTTGAGCAGACTGGACTCATCAAGAACATGGCTGAAGTGCTGCCGAACCCTTGACGAGGACAGTCACGGACTATGCCCGCCACGTTCCCGGATGAAGTCCTGTAGCGTCTGCGGCTCACGGTCATCTTTGGACGTGGCCACGCCTGCCACGTCCCCTGCCTCAATTCCTTGGTCCCTCAACCCCTGCCTAGCCAGCAGCCGATTGTTCCTGCGTTGCTCCTCGATAAGCACCCGCAGTAGCGGCTTGATGCCGAACACGGCAAAAGGCATGAGCAACCCCATAACCACCAATGCCAGCACGGCTAAGGCAACCAGCCAGACGCCCAGAGCGCCCAGTGTGCTGAAGAAGACTTCCATACAGCTCCCCTCCCTCCATAGAAGGCCTGAAGGTTAGCATTCGAGGGCGCATTCAGCTGCGGCGAGGACAGCCTCCTGGCCGGCACAAGTCCACTCCAACCGCAACGACGCAAGTTTTCTTGTTGACGAGCACGCAAGTTTGTTTGTAGAGTTCGCCCTGCCAGCTGTGCAGCTGGCGGGCGACCGGCGGGTCGCCATCCTACTGGCCTCTCCCCTGGCCGGTAGCAGCCGCCCCCTCGGCCCCTGACCCGCCGGCGCCCTCCTTCGAACAGGAGCGCGCCATGTCTCATCGCTACGCCGATCCAAGCCCCTGCCTGCTGCCGTTGTTGGCCGTGAAGGCCCTGCGGGCAGTGGCAGCACGCGATCACAGCACCGCCCGAACCCTGTGGGTTCGCAGCAAGGGCGAACACAGCCGCAACCAGCTGCGCCGCTCCCGGCGCATGGGCGTTGCCAGCCTCCGACTGGAAGCCTGCTCGCGCGACATGTCTGCTGAGGTGCGGGCATGAGCGCGCTCACTGCAGCCGCGATCCTGCGCCGCCTTGATCGCGAGGCGTTCAGCCAGCTCTGCGCTGAGGCCGCCCGGCTGGCGGTCGAGAACGAGGAACTGCGGCAGCAGCTTTGGCTGGCGGAAGACGCCGCACGCGCTTGGCAAGAAGACGCGATGAACCTCCAGCAGAATCTTTGCGAAGCAACTGGCGGGCGCCCTGGACTCACCGTCGATGGCTCGCTCGTCGCCGTGCCGAACTGCGAATCGTCGGCCGAGGTGCGCGCATGAGCCGCTGCGTATTCGTCGGTGAAAGAGAACAGGTGCACCTCGTGCAGATGGCCGGTTCTTGCACCCTGACGATCACATATGACCAGGGCGAGCGTCAGTTCTCGCTGGCCCTCCGCCGCAATGCGACCGCCCGACAGAAAGCGCGCGGCATTGATGGCGCCACATTGACCCAGCTCACCCTTCTACCGGACCGCCTGATGGGCATTCGGAGGGACAACCGCGGCCATCTACTGCTTAAAGCGGAGAGCACCATTTTCTGGGTGCCCGAGAAGGAAGCCGAGGGCCTCAACAAGTGGCTCAACCTGCTGAACCGCCTGCTCCTCGCATCTTCTCAGTCCAGCACCGACGGAGCGACGCAATGAGCCGCCGCCTCCGCATCGCCTGGCTGGCAGTTGCACTTCTGGCTGCCGTTGTCGTGCCGCTGCGCATCGCCGAGATCCACGGCGCCCACGCCGACCGCAATGCGGCCAAGGCCCGCTGGGCAACCAGCAGTTCGGTGAGGGGCTGACCATGCGCCAGACCTCCCGCCCGCTGCCTGCATCGGTTCCCTCCTGCGGCCACGGCCATCGCGCGCAGATCGTCACCACCAGCGGCGCACCCACCGGCCATCGCCTGGGGACGGCTTGCCCCGACCTGGTCCACATCGAGTGCCACCGCTGCGGCATCGCGACCCGGCCGGTTCCCTGCGACCGTGCCGCGTTGGCCGAGCTGCGCTGGACCGACAGCACCTTGGCCCACTACCGCATTCCGATCTCCCACCTCGCCCGCCACCGCGGCGAAGTGCTGGCCGAACTCGCCTCAGCCGCCCCTTCCACCTCCATCGCAGCCTGACCAGGAGACACGCTATGGCCGCCGCACTCAAGCCGAAAGAACGCGCCGCGCTGCTGGCAGCGCATGCCGCTTCGGACCACGCACTGCACCGCACCCGCGCAGGTTTCGCGCCCACTAACCGACCGGAGAAGGTCTTCACGCGCCGCGTCATGAACTGGCTGGATGAGCGCGTGCTGATCCGGTACGACGACCCGCAGCTGCCGCGCAAGGCGACCCTGACCGATCTCGGCCTCGCTGCCGCAGAGGCCGAGATCGCCAAGGCACGCGACCTGGCGCTGACGGCATGAGCGTGCAGCCAACTCTGCCCGTCGAGCAGCAGTTCGCCACAGGCCACCAGGGCGAGTCGCTCGTGCTGATGGTGTGCCAGGGCTGGCTATGGGCCGGCCTCTACACCGCCGCGCCACGCGAGTCGCTCCTGAAGGTCGCCGCCAGCGCCAGCCGGAGCGTGGGGGTATCGCACCGCTCGCTCACCCTCGGCGGCGTCACGTTTTCCCTCAACCGACTTGCCGCACAGGCCGCGCACCGCTGGCTCGACCGCCAAGGCGTGCGCGTTCGGTCGATCTCCCCCATCAACCGCGCTACGCGCCGCACGCGAGGAATCCCCGCATGAGCCGTTCTGTTGTGATCTATGGGCCGCACCTGTGCGGCAAAAACGCCAACGCGCAGGAGCTGCGCGAACACTTCGGCCTGCAGGCCGTGATTGAAGACTGGGATGGGCACAGCAGCTATCCGCTGGATAACACGCTGGTCCTGACCGAGAACCCCGATGCTGTCGCCGACAGCTCATCCAAGGTGATGCACCACGGCTGGGCCATGCGCGAACTGATTGCAGGGGCCCGCGCATGAGCGCCCGTCCACAGCAGACCGGCCGCGCTGCCGAAGTGCGCAACGTCCTCGCCATGTTCCCGCAGGGCGCCACGGTCGAGCAGATCAAGACCGCTGGCCGCATCAACAGCACGCGCCAGGCTATCGGCTACACGCTGAAGGGGTTGGCGCGCAGCGGCCAGGCCATCTGCCACCGCTCGGGCGTGCGCGGGATCTGGCGCCTGTCCAGTCACACGCAACATGCAATCGCCCCGCTGCGCGCGGCACCTGCCCGGGTGCAGCCGGCCAGCACGCCAGGTCCGCTTACAGGCGTCAGTGACGCGGCGACCACGATCCGACACCGGGAACTGGACAGGCAGCAACTGGCCGACGACCTGGACGCCTTCCTCGCAGCGGGCGGGCACATCGAGGTGCTGGGGCACACCCCACTTCGCCCGCTGATGAGCCGTCACGCCGCCAACCACGGCAGCTATGCGGAGCGCATGGCAGCCCATGACATCGACTGAGGCAACCATGAGAACCGAATCGCACGCAGCTGCCGTCACGGAGCCCGGCAGGCCCGGTAGCACCTATTCCGACGGCCCGGTATGGCATGCATTCGGCGTGAGCCGCGCCGCCTACCACGTAGTGCCGCGACGCACCCTGCAGTCGATGCCGGTCGCGTGGCAGGCGCGCTTTGTCGCGCTGATGGAGGAGGCACGCGAAGTGCTGCCGGATGAGGCATTCCCTGAGTACCAGGTGATTCGCATCGAAGGCGGCAAGTTCGCATCGGACCCCAATCGCCGCTATCGCCACGCCGCACCCTTCCCCCTTCGCACCGCTGGCGCCGAGCAGGCGTCCCAGGTAGCGCCTCTCGCTGGCGCGTTCGTCAACACCGACACCCAATTCAAGCAGGCCCGCCGATGACCGAGAAACTTGCCACTCTCCCCACGAACTGCCCCGTTCTGCGCGAGGCATTCGAAACGATCAGTGCGATCGCTGTCGAGGCTGTCTGGCTGCCCAACCAAGCGAAGGCCATCACCCTCGCCCAGGCCCAGACCGCGCTACGTGATCTGCATCATCGCCTGCCTCGCTTGCAAGATCTGCGCGTGTTCGAAGCCGCCGTAGCTGCGTATGTCTCGACGCTGCGTAGCAGCCATCAGGACGGCGACACGCCTCTATGCGATACCACCCGGGCCCGGCTGGCGCAGGCGACCGAACTGCTGGAGCTGGTCAGGAATCAGACCCGCACCGTGGTCGATCCGGCCGACCCGTGGCGCGGCCTGTACCACCCCAGCCGTCTCCCACCGCGCACCGCCGACGGCGAAATCCTGTGCCACCCCGACGTGCCCATGTGGGCTGATGGTCGCGAGGTATCGCTGCGGCCGCTGTTCCTTGCCCAGGGCTTCGACCTGGTCGTAGTCGAGGGAGAGCTTTCCGAAGAGAGCATCGGATCTGGCGTCTACAGCGCCGCACAGGAGCTGCACGACTGGCACCCAGCGGCACCTGGCGAGGACTGGCGACTCGCGTGGCTGGGCGAAACCGAGGACGGCCTTGCGGCCTGGTTCGTGCGGCCCCTAGCAATCGAAGCGCTCAACAAGCGCGAACTATCCACCCCCAAGTCGGCGCATCACACCAAGCACCACACGGCCTGATAGCCGCACCTCAACGTGACATCCATTAAGGAAAACCCAATGAACGCCATCACCATCCGCACCAAGGGCGAAGCGGAGATCTTCATCTCCAGCGAAACCCTTCGCCCTGGTCATCTGATCGAGCTCGATGACGATCAGTCCATCCACCGGTACGCCGTCGGCCACACGAAGCTGTTCGCCGATGGCACCAGCGTTGCCGGCAGCGACCCGCGCACCGACCACGTCGCGGTGATCGACCACGCCACCGACCTCATGTGGGCGGTCAAGTCCATCGGCGACAGCGATGGTGACCCGATGAGCCAAGCCGACTGCGAGAAGGCTTGCAGCGAGCTGCGCCTGCTGGGCTACGACGACTGGGGCATGCCAACCCGCTCCGAACTGGCCGCCCTGGTCGATGACACCCGCCATGAGCCGGCCATCGATACCTCTCTGTTCCCCGGCGTGCTGCCCCGCTGGCACTGGACCAGCACGCCTTGCGCCTGGTCCTCGGCGTCCGCGTGGTGCGTCGGTTTCTACAACGGCGACGTCGGCAACGGCCACCGCGACGACGTCGGGTTCGCGTTGGCCGTGCGTCGTGCCGGTCAGTAATTGGCCCTTTTGATCCTTTCCCTGGAGCAACCATGAAGCCCATCACCCTCAAGAAGATCGCCGCCGACGGTTCCGAGCTGCCGGACGATTCCAACGACCACGTCGCGGTGTTCCTGCCCGACTACGGCCTCACCTTCACCGCCACCAACATCGTGGACAGCGACGTTCCGCACGCCGAGTGCGAGGCCGCCGCCAAGGCTCTGGACCTGCTCGGCCACGCCGACTGGGATCTGCCGACCATCGAGGAGTATCAGCTGCTGATCGACCGCAGCCGCTACTCGCCGGCCATCAACACGGACTTCTTCAAGGACATCCAGAACGACTGGTACTGGTCGAAGACCCCGGCCGCCTGGTCCTCGGCGTCCGCGTGGTACGTCAATTTCGACTACGGCGGCGTCGGCATCAGCCACCGCGACTACAGCGGGTTCGCGTTGGCCGTGCGTCGTGCCGGTCAGTGATTTGATTTTCTGCTGAGGCTTTCCCGATGACCTCTCGTTTCCAGCCCCCACCCATCATCAAGGCCGCCGAACGAATGGCGGTCGAGATCGATAACGCCGTGCGCCGGTTCGGCCGCTATCACCGCTACCAGATCGGCAGCGACTTGCGCACGCGTTCCCAGTTGGTGTTCATCAACGCCAACAACGCCTGGCGCGAGCGCGCTGAGCAGGCGCGGTGGGTGGCGGTGCTGGTGCGGGATATCGATGCCCTTAAGCAGCTCCTGCAGATTGGCAAGGGGGTTGGCGCCTTCGCCAGCTTCCGCCAGTTTGAAATGCTTATCCGCCTGGCCGAAGAGCTGGGCATGCAGGCCGGCGGCTGGCGCCGCCGCCTGCGCGAAGTCTCCCATGCCCAGAATGCGCAAGCCGATGGCGTCGCGCAGCGCGGCAAGAAACTGAGTACCCGTACCGCCCTTGCGGGGGCCAACTCATGACGAAGCCGCGCTATCCGCATCCGGGCTGCGCGGCCTGGTCGCAAGTGTATGGGGAGGCGGCCGCCTGGTCCTCGGCGTCCGCGTGGAACGTCAATTTCAACAACGGCAACGTCAACAACAACCACCGCAACAACAACGGGTTCGCGTTGGCCGTGCGTCGTGCCGGTGAGTTTCAGGGAGAGGTAGGCCTGCAGGAGTTGTACCTGGCATGGCGGCGCGCGCGCCGCCAGAAGGTTCCGAGCTTCAACCAGCTGCGCTTTGACCACCGCTGGAGCGATGGGCTGCTGCAGCTGCAGCGCGAGCTGCTGGCCGGCACTTGGGCACCGCGCCCGTCGACGTGCTTTGTGGCCACGCGCCCCAAGGCGCGCGAGATCCACGCGCCCGACTTCGCCGACCGTGTGGTGCACCACTGGCTGGTGCCGCAGCTGGAAGCGCTGTGGGAGCCGACGTTCATCCACGACAGCTACGCCAACCGCAAGGGGCGCGGAAGCCATGCAGCCGTGCGCAGGGCTCAGCAGTTCGTGCGTCAGGTTCATAGCGGCCAGGAAGGCGGCTGGTATCTACAGCTGGACGTGGCCAACTTCTTCAACAGCATCCACCGGCCATCCCTTTGGCGGATGCTGCGCACCCGGCTGCGACGCCGTGGTGCACCGCTGATCGTCCAGCAGGCCACGCACGCGCTGCTGCGCCGCTCGCCGCTGCACGCGGGTGTCCAGTACCGGGCCACCGCCGCCGAGCAGGCACAGGTGCCGCCGCACAAGAAGCTCGCCAACGCCCCAGCCGGGCGCGGCCTTCCCATCGGCAACCTGTCCAGCCAGTTCTTCGCCAACGTCTACCTGGACGCGCTGGACCAGTTCGCCAAGCACGTCCTCAAGGCCAAGCGCTACCTGCGCTACGTGGATGACTTCGTGCTGTTCCACCACGACCGCGAGCAGCTGGCGACCTGGCGCGACCAGATCGAGGCCTTCCTGCGGGATCGGCTCGGGCTGAGCCTGAAAGCCGAGCAGAAGCTCTGCCGCCTCACGGACGGCCTGGACTTCCTCGGTTACGTGATCTACCCGACGCACACCTTGGCGCGCCGCCGCGTGGTTGGCCACCTGCACACAGCGCTGGCCGAGTGGGAAGGCATGCACGTTCAGGGCGACAAGCTGCGCGGCACCCCAGCGGACTTCCGTGAGCTGTCCAACCGCATCGCCAGCTTTGCTGGCCATCTGCAGCACGCCAGCAGCCACCGACTGATGCGCCGTGTCCATACCCGATTCCCCTGGCTGCGCTATGCAGCCCACCCGCGACGGTTCAGCCACAAGGCAGAGCGGCGCATCCATTCGATCAAGTGGCACCAGCACAAGGAGCAGCAGGCATGAGCAACGACAATAAGACCCTGGCGGACGCGCAGCCCGGTGGGAGGGTGAGGCTGGGGGATGCCGTTCTGCCCTGCCCGTTCTGCGGTGCACCCGCTGAACGCATCGACTTCGGTATCGGGTCGGGGGAAAACGAGGGCGGCTCGTGTATCGCGTGCACCGTCTGTCAGCACAGCGGCCCCATTGAGTTTGGCTTCAAGGAGAACTTCGTTTCCAACTGGAACCGTCGCACCCTCTCCACCCGCCAGGCGGAGGGGCGCAGCTTCCAGACTGCCGTGGCCGAATGGATGGGGCAGTGCTTCCTGCCGTCGCTCTACAGCAACATGACCGAGCGCGGCGACCGGCTGCTGGAAGAGGTGTTGGAGCTGCTGCAGGCCCACGGCTACGACAAGGCGCGTGTGCGCACGCTGGTCGACTACGTGTTCGAACGCCCGATCGGCGATCCGGCGCAGGAAGTCGGCGGCGTCATGGTCACCCTGGCGGGTTACTGCTGGGTGGCCGGCCTCGACATGCACGCTGCTGGCGATGCTGAGCTGGCTCGCATCAACGAGCCCGAGACAATGGCGAAGATCAGGGCCAAGCAGGAAGCAAAGAACGCCCTGCACTTCGATACGCCGCTGCCGGGCGACGCTGCGCCGACCGAGAAGGCCGTGGATCTGGAACGCGCACGTGATGAAGGCCACGATGGTGCAATTCGCTACGTCCTCGGCTACCTCAACGGCGTCGGCGACTGCGGCAGCACTGCCTACGACGAAATCCTCAATGCGTGCGGTCGCGAACGGATCATCCGCTCAGCAGTGGAAGATGACGAGCTTGAGTTCACGGGTCTGGGCCGGTGGGTTGAGATGTACGGCACAGCCGACGATCGCGCCCTGATCGACAGCCAGGCGGTAGGCAATGGCTGACCACGTCACTGAGACACCGGATGGCCTGCGGTTCGTGAAGGCTAAGGGCGGCACCAAGATTCATCTCTTGCCGCAGGGCACGATGCGCTCGTTGTGCGGATACGAGCCGAAAGGGCATGCGTCACACCACATGACCGATCGATCTGGTTACTGGCTGGTTCGCATCGACAAAGTGCACAGGCCCGCATGGTGCGAAAAGTGCCAACAGGCGCGCCCGTTGAACGATGGCAAGGCGGTGGGCAATGGCTGACCGCAAACTCACCTATGCCGTCGAGCAGCGCCTGCGCTTCATCGACTTCCTGTTGGCGCGATATGGCCGCGTCAATCGCGGCGCGCTCATGGACTACTTCGGCATCAGCATGCCGCAGGCGTCTCTCGACCTGCAGCACTACCAGGAGCGCGCTGGTAGCGGACAGATTCGCTACGACGCCACGACCAGGGCTTACGTGTGCGATGCGGGGTTCAAACGATGCTGGCCCTGATCTGCCGATGGCTCGGACACAGCCGAGATTGGCCCGAAATGGAAGCGTGCGGCCGTTGCGGAGCGCATATGCCACTGGATGACCAAGAGGACGCCTCCCATGGCTAACGAACTGCTGGCCGCCGCAAGGGACTTCTACAATGCCACGGTTGCGGACCCGGCTGTGACTATCCGCTGCCAATCAGCGGCGGCGCGGGATGTTGTCACCGCCGCTGGTGAGCGACTTCGGCTTGCACTGCTCGATCAGGGGCGCACCTCGGTCACGGCCGGCCACTCGCAGGTCGTTGCGCCTGCCGCAGCTGGGACACATGAAATGCAACCCCAAGCTGTCGATGGCGGCCTCGACCTGGTCGAATCCGGTGAACACCTCATGGCAGCGAATGCACTGGAGCATGGCCCTGGTGTACGCCCCGAGCATGACGGCAGGGTGACCGCCCATGGCTGACCAGCTGCTCACCGCTGCACCGTGGGAAGGCCAACCTGTCATCGATCAGGACCTGGCATTCAAAATCGCCGACGGCATCGTTTCGCGGAGGCTTGCCAAGGGGTGGTCGCGTCAAACCATCCTATCCAGCATCGAGGCAGGCCCCACTCCATGCAGGCGTGCGTTCTACCTGATGCGCGGCGGCATCATCGCCGTCGCCCTCTTCCCGGTGACGCAGTTGAGCGATATGACCGGTCGCGGAAACTGGTACTCAATCCGCGACTTGTTCCCGCCGCTCCCTGATCGCACTCATGCGGGTACTGAACATCTGCGGCCGTTCCAGGTCGGTGACAAGGTATGGGCCTGGTACAAAGACGAGCCCAGGGCTGATTACGGTCAACCCGATCAGCCGGGAGACGATACGCGCTGGAGTCGATGCATTCCGCTGTTCACCGTCAAGAGCGTGACTGGCCCACACCTCGAATCGGGAAGGTTCGCGGGTCGGCCGCACTACCAGGTGCAGCTCAGGTATCGCGAAGGGCCGCCCGCCGGTCACTACGACGCGGGCTACCACGACGTTTGCCCGATCAAGGGTCGAGCGTGGCAGATGCGCGGCGACGGTGACTACCTGCAGTTGGTGCATCGTGCACCGCCTGCGGCAGGGCCACGCCGTGCTCCGGTAGCACCGGCGTCCGCCCCCAGCCCACCGCCGGCGCTGCCGGCCCAACTGGACCTGTTCGCATGATTGGAGAGGTTTTCCAGTTCCAGGATCTGCAAGAACTCTGCCGGCCCGGTGAGCGCCCACGCCTGTCCACGGTAGAGGCTTGGGCTCGCGGGCAAGGGATTCGCTACAAGTACGACGGCAAAGGCGGCATCTGGACGACCGCCGCAGCCATGAACGCTGCGCTCGGACTGCAGCAGGCGTCCAACGACACATATGGGACTGACCTTTTCTGATGGCACCACGTCCGCGAAAGCACAATCCGTCCATCCCACCACACATCGACCAGGCGAAGATCCCCAAGGGCGTTTACTGGGATGCGACGGGTCGTGGTCGTTGGTACATCTTCGAAGCGGCGACTGGCATTGACGGCCCGCGAAAGGCTCGCAGAACGGTCGCTGGCCCCGAGGCCAAGCTTTCCGAGCTGCACGGCCTCATGGAATCTGGAGAGAACACCGGAACCGTTGAGTGGGTCTGCACTCAGTACCACGACAGCGCCAAGTTCAAAGGTCTCGCCGCCGGTACGCGCGCCGACTACGAGTCAGCACGCAATGTCTTGGTGGGCTACCCCACGAACCTGGGCGTGCCCTTCGGCAAGCTCCAGGTGAACAAACTGCGCAATCACAATTTCCAGCGCCTTGTTGATCGGATTGAGTCCGCAGGGACACCCACCAAAGCAAACAAGGTGCTGCGGTACTCGCGGCTCGTGTTCCGCTGGGCATTGAATCGAGGCATCGTGAACCACAATCCCGCCCAGGGCCTGGAGCAGGCGAAGGAGCGGAAGCGGCAGCGACTACCCACCGATGACGCATACATCAAGTTGCTGAACTTCGCACAAGAGCGAGCCCAGCGTGCAGCAAGAACTGAGGGCGCAGTTCCACCCTATCTCTGGATGATCATGGAGCTGGGATATCTCTGTCGCTTGCGCGGCATTGAGACCCTCACCCTGACTGAAGCGCAGGGCACGACAGAGGGGCTGCATACTAATCGCCGGAAGCGCAGTCGCGACAACCTGGTCGAGTGGACCCCTCGGCTGCGAAGCGCATGGGATGCTGCGATCGCTCGTCGTGAAGCCATTATCGGACGCCACAGCTTGCCGGTGCAGCTACGGGCCGATCAGCGCCACCTGTTCCTTGCAGAGCACGGTGAGCCTCTGCAGAAGACCAGCCTGGACAGCACCTGGCAGCGCTTCATCCAGCTCGCAATCAGCTCCGGGGTCATCGTGGCCGAGGAACGCTTCAGCCTGCACGACCTCAAGCGAAAGGGTGGCACGGACACTGCCGGCAACCGCGCCGAGAGACAGGATGCCCTGGGCGTCACCGACGCGATGATGAAGGTCTACGACAAGAGCGTGCCACGCGTGAAGCCCTCCACGATGAAGGATCGTTGA